ATCTATATCTAAAGAGTTGGGTTGGGTTGGGTTGGGTTGGGTTGGGATAAGCGTTTCATCTGCGTTTGAAACGCGTTTCACTTGCGTTTTACGCTCACGAAAACGAGCCAATCGTTCCTTGTTTTGCTGTCGCTTGGCTTCTACGCTATCCCGTGTAGGTTGATACTCGTCATACGAGCGAATTAGAAAACCTTTATCAACCCGTTCCCACAGATTTTGGTCTTCCAGTTCATCGCTAGGTTTCATAGGATTATCACCTACCCACGCACTTACCATCTGATATGGCACTAGCCCATCTGTTAAATGTCTATTGCTATAACACAGACCCGTTACAAACAAACGAAATGCCGTATCGGATAACGCAATAACTTTTGGGTGGTCTGCAAAGTTGTCATCAAGTCGTACCCAGCCCATTAGACATCTCCGTTCCGAACAGCAATATGTTCTAGTTCGCATTCGTCACAATGGCATTTGTCGCAATTTACAACCTTACATTTATCCCAAGCGTCTTCATTCATTGGATTTCTGCCCTTCTACTGGTCGTAAAAATGTTAACAATTGTTCAACAATAACCACATCACGACCTTCTATATGATGGTGATAATCGTTGGCAAATGCCTGTATCTCGCGGATAATATCCAACCGAACGAAATCCATGACCTTGTTTAACATTTCCACCGATAGACATTGGCAAGCCACTACGGAGTTACCTACGCCTTTAATACCTGCGCAATTATGCTCCGACATTTTTTACCGCCAATCTATAAGACGGGTTACCCACTTTGTATGGAACATGACCAAGTGCTTGTTTGACCGCATCTTCGTCAATGGATTTCCGTCCAGCAACAGCCGACCAAGCGACTTTAAGACCATCTTGGGTAATTCCATTTACGCCCTCCAGAACGCCCTTTATAGCGTCCTTCTCGTCCTCTAGAGCACCTATTTCCTTGGTTATCTCTAAGTATCTTTTCGCTACATTTTGGACCACTGTGTCCTCAATAATAGCGCCTTCCGCTTCTGCTTTTGGGCGTGCAGTACAACCCACTTTCCCAGACGCGTCATAGTACGGACAATAGCCAGCACAAAATGACACATCTTTCTCGGCAGGTGGAATCACCTGAGTTAGTTTGACTTGTGTTACCCAGTTGAGTGCTTCCGTTACAACAGCAGGGTCATATGGTTCGGTATGGAATACAACATCTGCTTCCGTACCATCACGCGGAATTCCAACCAGCGTTACATTTTCTACTTCATAACCATTTTTTTGTACTAGATAACCATACAGTTGAACTTGCCAACGCTGCTGCTGACTTGGAAAATAACGCAATCCTGCTTTTTTCATGGACTTCCAATCCACAATTTCCTTCTTTTCCTTGTCATACATATCCACATGACCAATCAAACTATCGTCTTTGGATTCAAATTCTGCTTCCAAGATAAATCGTTCCTCAAACGGGTCTAATTTCTTGAAAGCATTAAGTATGTATGAATGGATAGCCGTACCGAACATGGCAGGAAAGCGGAATGTATCCGTATTGGTAATTTCGGCATCATTGAGTCGCAACCAAGTACGCCTACGACACCCACCAATCTCGCTTGGACCTATCGCCTTTTGTTTACTGCGCTGTTCGCTTTTGCTGGCAATGGTTATTGCCTTGATTAGTTCATTTGCTGCTGCCATTTACTTTACCCTTCTCGCGATTTGTTATGACTTTTTCTATTGCGTAGTTCCAGCAAGATATTAGTTCCTGCCATACAGCATCATCGTTGCCCATTTTTTGGACCACCTCAAACCATTCGTCGTCTGTGAGTGGTTTTTGTTTATCGTCCTCATAATGTTCCTCTATGAATTCATCTGCTTCCTGTTTGGTAAACATAGGTGCAAATAGAACCTCTGTTTGTGGTCTATCAGCAATTCGGTCATAGATTTCCTTTACTGTTTTCATTACCCTTCTCCTTTGTTTAGACTTCCATGGAAGCGCGAACGCTGGTTCCAATAGAGCGAGCAATATCCACTTGTGTCCGTACACGATTTGAGTTGGCTCGCGCTGCCTTGACCAATGCTTCGGCTTGCTGTAAATCAAACCATTCGTTTTCGCATTGAGTTAATGCCTTATCCGCTACATCTCCTACACGCAGTTTCAGATTATTCAGACCAATGTTCAAGCGTTCGTGTGCTATACGAATTTCAAACTTGGCTTTGGCATTATGGTAATTCTTTTCCGCATTGACCAATTCGTCATGCGCTTCATCTATTTCTTTGCTGAGTTCGTATAGGCGAGCCTCAACGCGTTCAGGTGTTATCGTCATTTGCTTTCCGTTCCGCATGAATTACATGCTTGACTAGTAATTTTCCACGCGCCACAATAACCGCAACGCGTAACTGGTTCTGGTCTAACTTCTTTAACACGGACAATAGGGTGGGAATATGTCAATGCCCACCCATCTCGCCAATTATTTCTCACAAAAATAACCCTTTAGCCCAAGCGTGTTCGCGTTCAATCCAGACAATACAATCGTTACCATTTTCATTCTTGCGTGTATGACCTGAATCAACTAAGTAACCATCATCAACTAGACTGCCACGAGTAGGTCGCATGGTATTCCCATCTATACCTAGAAATGCTTGCGCCTCATCATCGGTTGCGCCATAGTCACCACGACCAACCCAGTAGTCATAAACCCTCCGTCTTAAGGAACCTGTCTTAGGTAGGATTTTTTCTGCTACTGCTTTGCTAGTGCGTTGCGCATTTTTAGATAACGCAACTGTGGCATTATCATCTACCAAGCGTGGTTTTTGTTTAGACCTAATTGCCTTTTGTTTGTAATGTTCGGCAACAATAATGTCATAAACTTCTTCCATGCTTTGGTGGTAAGCGGTTTCGCCTGTTGCGTCCATTTTGATTGCGTCAAAATTGGCAGGGTGAAATAGACATACCGCAGATTCAAATTGTCCTATCCATAACAAAGTGCTATTTGGACGGGTTATCTTTTCCTCACACCAGTAACAATCGTCAATTTGTAGTTCCATTACTATTTCCTGTCTCTAGAAATGATTGAACTAGGGAAAGAGTTTCAATCGTCTGTTTGATAACTGCTGTTGCGTATTCAGTATTGCCATCTTGCGCGGCATTGAACAACTTGCGAGAACACGCCATCATTGTGTCGTGTAAGTGTGGTGGGAATGTGGTTGTCATTTTAATAACGCCACCTTCTTTAGCAATATCTCGCGCAAAGTATCACCATTCTTAGGGTGAACAGCGTCCAAAATTGGCTTATTGGCGTTCCACATTTTTTCAATTTTGTCTTTTGTGGTCAAGTCAGTAAGAGAAGCATCAATGACTTGCCAATCTATATTGGTTGGTTCAGTAGCAGGAACCGCTTTCAAATCAACTTTCTGCGGTTTTGGTTTTTCCTCTACTGTAACAATATCCGCTTGACTCATTTCGTCATCTGTATAGACGCCTGACAAATCATTTGGAAATGCCTTACGCAACGCGAGTGCTTCGGCGCATTTAGCCAACATTAAGTCTGGCATTTTGCGCCAAATTGGACTTTGCTGGGCATATGAATCCCATTTAGCAACTGCCCATAGTGGTTCTGTCCAACCATCGGCATAAACTCCTACGCGCGCCGCTAGTGGTGGCGTATTTTTTAACCATACATCTTTCCACGCGCCGTCTTCGCCACACCAGTAAGGTCCTGCTTGACCACGATATTTACCACTTCGTTGCGCAATAATGCGGAACCCATCTATGCTGGTTTGAATGTTGTACCGACCACCACGCTCAATCATATAAATCTGTCGCGCGAATGGGTCTAGTCCTGTGCGTTGCGCTTGGTGAAAGAAAAATGCTAAGTCGCCATTACTGGCATTACTTAGACCAAGTTGTTTTAGTGCGGATATTTGCGCAGGTGTCCAGTATGTTTGTTCACCTGTTATTGCTAGTGCTGTGCTCATGTTTGCCTTTCCTGTAGTTGTTTATTTTTTAACTTCTATATTTGGTAGTTCGCCACGCCATTTTTCAATGGTGGATAAGCACCACAATGGAGTGCGACCATATTCCTTGTCAGGGTCGGGCATCTGATTGCGCGCTTTATATGCGGAGATAGTTTTTGGACTAATGCCAAGTAATTCGGCTACCTGTTTGCTGGTTAGATATACATTACTATTTTTAAGCATTTCTAAATTATCTCCTAATTTGAATGAACCAAGTTTGAATTCATTGGCAGTTTCCAAAGGCCATACATAGGGAATATTGCTAGGCACTTGAAATCCGCCATAGTATTCGGGCAGTTTGCGAGTTAAGTTGGATTGGTGTGTCATGTGTAGCAGTTGGTTATTGACCCACCATGGACTAGATGTATTCCTGTCGGTTGCGTTCTTGAATTGGAACAACAATGAATCGCTGTAACCGCGGTCTAACCATTCGTAACACATAGCGGTTCCATATTCGCACAGCGCACCGACATGACCGCGCCACATGACAGTAGCAGGGTGATTAACCCATGCGCCTGTGTCGTTATAGTCACCGCGTAACGCTTTGACTATTTGATATGCCTCTACGCGTTGCTTGCCAAGACGCTTGTCGTCTAACTGTTGCGCAACCTCCGCATAGTTACTGCGTGTCATAAATGTTTGCACATTATTTCCCTTCACTAAATCGTGCCAATAGTTCGCGCGCAATATTTTCGTAAGGCGTTATACCCCAGCCAAGTAACATTTCGCGCATTATATTTACCTGCCATGAGTTGTGTGCTGGGTCTATTCTGATAAGAATTTTGCTGACAAAATCTTCAAACTCGTCACGCAAATTATCTGCCAACTCAAAGACATTGTTGTTGTGTTGTGCGGCAACGGCTTTGTGCCACTGCCAGCCATACAAATCATTTTCCACAACCAATAAATAATCATCTACAAATTGCTGAGCCGCCTGTGTCATTAGTAACCCCACACAAATGAACAAGTTGCGGTGTCACAATTCCACCATGAGCCATTGATAACTACGACAATCAGCGCAATAACAATGCCCCAAGATATTCCAACAACAATTCTGCCTCTGCGAGTTAATGAACTGCGTTGTTCTTGTGCGTCAATCGCCATTAAGCGCAACGCCAGTAATGTGCCAAATAAACCTGCGATAACAAATAGAAAAACTGGATACAACATGATTACCCTTTCGTTTGGTTGATATTTTACAGTCATACACGGTAAAAGTAACTACCCCCGACAGCGTTTCCATCGGGGGTTGCTACTCATATGTTTAAGCAAGCAGTAGTTGTGCCTTCTGCTTAAGTTCCTCGCCCTGTCCAAGAATTAGACGCTCGGCGCGGAGTGTTGATTTGTCAGCACCGCCACGAATATTTTTCGCCCAGTCCGACCATTCCACAACTGCGTTGTAAGCAGCCCACGCAGTACCTTTGACATTAGCCTGTGTAGGCGCATTCCAAAGTCCAGTGATTTCGGAACGCTTGCGTTCAACTGTGTTTAACTCACGCTGCGTAGAATCCTTGCGTGTTGGTAGTGGAACTAGTTTTTCCACAAATTTATTGAACGAACTATCCGACATTTCAATAGATAGTAGGCGTTCAACTTCGCGTTGGAATTCCTCTTGGTATTTGAAAACAACGCCAAGAGTTTCACGGGCTTGCTGAACTTTCTGTGTTGCGTTAGCGGTGTGGCGTAGAGAAATTTTGCTAACCGCTGAGTTGAGAGCAAGGCGAACTGTGTTGGTACATACTGCGCGGATAGGTGTAACTGCCACAGTAAAGGCAGTTGTACCATCATGCGAATTAACAGCCATGATGTAATTGTCCACAACATCTACACCGCCAAGGGTCATGGATTGTGGAAATTTCATAGTCATGAATACGCGTTCGCCATTACCTAGTGAACCAGCAGTTTCAAATACCGCACCAGATTCATCAGCAATTTGATTTAGGAATTCAAATGCTTCGGTGTTCTGGATAGGTGTGTAACGATTACCAACCACACCAAGTCCTGTCAGACCCTTCTTTGGGTGGTCGCGGTATGTCATGAACTTGCCCGGTACTGAAATTGTCTTGCCATCTATAACAGTTGTTACAGCATTTTCACTGACCTTAACAACGCTGTCAAGTTGCGCAATTTTTAGCGCGTCCTCAGCAGTAAGAGCATTTTCGGTAACTGTACCAAGTTTGTGCCAAGCAACCTCGCGCGCTGTAAAAAATGCGGAAGTGCCATCTGCGAATTTTTCTAGATTGTGTGACATGATTACCCTTTCAAATTTTTCTAACGATAGGCTCGTCAGTAGTGCCATTTAGCACTAGACCCTGCCGTAGCAGGGTTTCGCCTTTACGCATTTGGTACACGATTGCCGTCTGCATCTGTCAGCGCATCGTGCTTGAATTGGCAGCCGATACAACATAATGCGCGCACCTTCTCGCCATTGTCATACTGGAACCATAACCATTTGCCACCAGCACCAAGTTGTTTGCCGCACATATGACATGAAATCATGTTTATGCCTCCACCATATAGTCATTTAATTGCGTGCTATTAACAGCAACAGCGTAAGCATTGCTAATGCTTTCAATAATGTCTTTTGCTTTGTCAATTGCTTGTTTTTCATTTTTAGCATTTACTATGATGTTTACTGTCAAAGATACTGCGTATTCCATGATTACCCTTTCGTTTGCTGACCTCGTCAGTTGCCGCGTTACGGCAAGACCGCCCGTAGGCGGTTTCGGTCTAGTTTTTCTTGGCGTAGTAGCGGTTGTAAATTCCATCAACTACACCATCAATAGTTTGTTCTGCAATTTCCAACGCCATTGTGTTGGCACATTCACCAACAAATTGATAGTTGTAATTGTCATCATTTTTTACTGTGATACCCATGCCGACATATTCGTGTTTAGCGTATGAAGCGCCAAGAAGGTCTTTGCCTTCGCGTGTTTCGTTGTGGCGAATATAAACAACAGGCTTGCCTTCAACAACAAGAATAATGTCGCGACCTGTTGGAACTTCTACAACTACTGGCTTAGTAATAACTGCACCCATGATTTACCCTTTGTTAGTGCTGATGGACTCATCAGTGTTGGCATTTACCAACAGACCGCGCCGTAGCGCGGTTTCGTCCTAGTTAATATAAAGACAACCGCGTTCAACGGTTATGTAATCCTTATCTAGCGATGCATCAATCTTGCGCATCAAAAACTCCAAAGTCGCAGGAACCACACAGTCGTGGCGTTTTTTGTTAACCGTGCGATATGTCCAACCGCCTTTTGTGCGACTGATACGGACACCACGGTACTCATAATAGTCGCGGTCAATTTTATTGAGTGTCATTTTTTACCCTTTCATTGGACTCATCAGTGCTGGCGATACCAGCAGACGCGGTATCGCTACCGCGTTTCGTCCTGTTATTTAAGTAGAACTTTTGGGTCAAATGCTTTGGCGCATTCGCTGCCAACACCCCAGCAGCCTTGCGATGGCGCATCATCTACACCAACGCCGTTGAGCATAATTGCTCCGCTAATAGAAACCTCTACGAAATAAGGTTTCTTACCAAGTTTGCGTCCACATTGAACGCAACTGTCATGCGAGCCAACTTGTTTTGGCTCAGCCCATTTAATGAAATCGCCGACTGTCAACTTTGTCATAATTTACCCTTTCAATTATTGAACTCATCAGTAGCGGCATTTACCGCTAGACGCCTAACATTTAGTAGGCGTTTCGTTCTCTATGATTTCGTCGTCAAAGTTGCTACTACATATAGGCAGTGCGCTTATTACATCCGATTTACGGCGATAAGTAATTAGTTATTTGATAACGGGCGTTGCCATCAAGTACAACATAACGCTAGGGGAAGCGTTACAGACTATCTAAATCCTGCTATGTAATTGTTAAAGTGCGTATGAGTAAACACAGTATTGACCGCGCGCGGTGTGACCGCCTTCGGTGTGCCGTATCATCATGGGAACCATTATTACATACTTAGACTGTATGTGTAACACTTGCGCACATATCTACCGTTATTTTTTCCTAGATATATGCCTAGACCGACCCCTCAAAACCCCATACCCCCGTTAGACGGCGTAGCAGCCGTTCTAAGCGGTCATACCCCCTAGACGATATAAACCAACCAACCCGACTAGATACCCCGTGTAGTCTGCCCCTAGACACGCCGACCAGACTTCAGGGAATCTGGGTGTGGTTGTATCCTTGAGCCATGCCCCTAGCCCGTGTCGTGATAAATCTTGGTGGATTAAATGTCAAGATAGAGCAAGACGCTTCCTATCCCGACATAATCACCGATATGTGTAGTCGCGCTGCGGTTTTATTTGCTACATCTTTAGCGCAAGCAAGTGCGGCTGGATTAGAAATTATGTCCTCTACTTGGGTTGACTATGGTGATGATGAAGATGAGGACGAAGACGCGTAAAAAAAAATAACCCCCCACCGAAGTGAGGGGTAACTTTGTCTTGCTACTAGGTTGCTAATTGACCAGCACCAGCGACATATGCAACTGCATCTATGTAGTTGTCCGTGTGCGTTGGGTCATTAGCAATTCTTGAAATTTTAAGTAGGGCTAACATACAACCGACCATATGTGGTTCTATCGGTTCGTCTAATTGTAAGACGGCTGCCCATAATTTTCCTACGCGTTCCCATGATTCATCTATATTGCCATAGGTATCTTGTCTATTGCCGCCAATTAAACAACTTGCTTCCGCAAGTATGTCATCTATTTCCATAATTATTCAAATTTTGCTAGTCGCTTGTTATCTATTTCTGTTTGAACCTCACCAAAGGTGCGTCCAGCAAGTTTTTTATTGAAATGCCTTATGTTGTTTGCTGGAATACCAATTTTGTTAGTTGGAAGCGTAATAGCCAATAAGTCGCTTGCTTCTTGATTTTGGTATCCAGCGTCCAATATTGCGGCATCATTAGGAAATACTTCTGCATGACGGTCCTTTGATTTGTCTATAAGATGGTCTTGTTTGCCGCCAAGACTATACAAGTAACGGAAATTAACAGGACAATTTGATTCTACAACACGCTTGAATAATGCGACCTCTTTTGTGTAACAATAGAAAGTCACTTGTGGTGTTAATTCGGCAATTTTCAACCATAAACGCAAATATTCTTCGCTGAAAAAATCGCCAGCGTCATGAATACGAATATGTTTGCCTTTCATGCGTGGATTTTGTACTTCTCCAAGCATATGAGTAAACCATGTTTCAGGTTCCTCCAATACATATTCCAAATTGGCAATATGGCGAGAACGAACATTACGGAATAAATAAGTTCCGTTGCGTGCATAACAAAAAGTTGCACACGCTCCTGCTTGCGGACAAACATTAAAATTTTTACCACTGGTAAGTTTGATAGCAAACGCTGGTAATGACCAATTAAAAATACCATCAGGCTTCAATTCACTGTTTTGTGTTAAAAGTTTTTTTGGTCTCATTAGTCCAACCACACTTTGTATGCGGCAGTTACTCTGCCCTTAGTTGGGTCAATGAAGTGAAGTCGTTGTGATGGTGTTGCGCTTGCTGCCAACATGACACCAGCATAGCGATTATCCGACTCTGTGCTTCCTGTTTGATAGACGCTTCCTTGTCCATTTGCCATTGGCCATTCTGCGTGTGTGTGGTAATGCCCAATATAGACATCTCGGAAATCCCAATCGTATGCGCCACTTCGCCATCTGTTCGCGTGTTGCACGATTGCACTCGGACTTGCAAATCCATTCCGCCCAACTTCGTCACCATGTATAAGGAGTGCTTTATAGTTTCCGATTTGTACGCGTTGTATATCGTCTGGACACTCCTGCCATGTAAGCCGTTTTTCTCCTGCCAATAATTGTCGTGCCAGTTCGTAACACATTCGGTCAAAATTGTCGGAGCGTGGGACATTATCTCGCTTGCTTCCAATACGACCATGGTTACCCCATTCCGCTACTACTGTTACTTTCTCGTAGTGGGCAAGAGCATAGCGCACGACTTCTACCAAAAGTCTGCTAACTGTGACATATTGTTCAAAGAGTGTCGCGTCTATTTCAAAGGCTTGCGCAGGAAAGTTGAATAGACCTTCCACCATATCGCCGCCAAACATAATTGTTACATCATTGACAGGGTGGTCTGCGCGCTGTATATCCGTGATGCGAACTGCGGTCTTGGCAAATTGAAGTACGCGTTCTGCCATAATCTTACTATTGTAAGAAGTGGTTTGTTTTGCGCCTTGCCAATCCGTCATATGCCATAGCGCGACTTCAGGTTTCTTTTTATTACCTTTTGTTACTTGCGGTTTATCTACTTCTGGAAATTTTTCATGCGCCAAAATTGCGTCATGACACGATTGAATTGTTACTTCAACCAATTCTTCTGTGCGTTGTTTAGCCTTCTGTAAATCTTTTTGCGCTCTTTGTAATGCTTTGCGCAACTCCGCAATTTCAGGATTGGATTCGTGTTCTAGTTGTTCTAGTCCATCACTTAGCGACACCTGAGCAGACTCCTCGCCTATGCCGCCCCATCACGCCATCTGAAATGTTGTGTCCGTTTTCTTTTAATACTTTACTAAGTGCTGTGTGACTGACTTTTGGCCTAGCCATTGTTGCGGTAAGTGCTTCACGCTCGGCTTCGGGGAGTTCACCAAGTAGAGTACATACTCCGCAAAATAACGATTGCGCCTTCCCAAATGCTTCTACATTTGACAAATCGTCTAGTAATCCCATGACTACTTCTTTTTTACTGCTTTCTTTTTCTTGTCTGCTTTTGCCAATTTATTTAGTTCGGCATCAACAATATCGGCAACTACACCAAACGCAGGGTCTTTTGGATTGATTGCGCGAATAGCAGGTCCAGCAATAGCAATTAGACCAGCAATTAAGATTTCTTCTGTGCCTTTGAATCCATCGCTATATGCTACGCCAGCAGCAACAACGAACGCACGAACATATGATTCAAGCATCGCTTTCATTTTTGGTTTCATTTCTGCCTCCTTAGGGTCTAGCCACAGCCATTACAGTAGCATAAGCGCGTTTCTTGCGATACACGCCACCACCATTTGATTGTGAGCCTTTTTTGTCGGGTGATGTGTTGCCTTCAATACATACTAGACGCTGACGCTTAATATTGTTTTTTTCTACAATTCCAACATGGTCAGGTTGAGCGTCATTGTCAAATTGGAAAAAGACAATGTCACCTGCTTGCGCTTGTCCAACAGGTACTAACTTGCCTTTTTTGCTAAACCATTTCAAGCCAGCGTCACATGAAGCAAAGCCTTTTGCGGTAGAAGCCGCAATAGTCTTACTTAGACCTGCCTTGTTAAAGCACCACGATACAAATATGGCGCACCATGGCTGTCCGTTCATGCCATACCACTTGCCAAATATGGTCAAATTATCAGGCACTTCTTCATAGTTAAGATGTTGTAATGCTTCTTGTAGTGGCGTTACCTTCTCTGTCATTTTTATTTCCTGTCTATAAGCAATAGATAAATTTGGTCAATACGACTTTCCAATTTATTGACTTTGGCATCAATATCATTAACTTTATCTTTGATGCTTGAACCGCCATTTGGTTTAAGTTCGCTGAGATAATCTTTAATCAAAGACTTTGTAACAAATCTGTGGGCTGCCCATAACGCAGCAAGTAGGGCTATGACGCCCGATACTGTTGTTGCCCAATCTGGTATTGACATTGATATTGCACCTTTCGGTTATGCTAGAAAGTATGTACCAGCGATGTACCAAGTACTACTGGTAGTGAGTGTTGTTGGTTTGTTGTGACTGAAAATATCTTGCGCGCCATTGGCGGTTGGGTGATACAGCGTTACAACATTGGAATTTGCGCCAAGGTCGGCAAGTAATGTGTAGTGGTCTGTGTTTTTATGTAGTCCGCCAAGATGCTGAAAACTGTAACCTGAATTTAGTCCTGTTGGCAGCGTAATCGTATATTGACCTGTGCCAAAATTAGTAACAGTTGTGCATGAAACTTGAATGTTGTAGGTAATCATTTTACCTACGCGTGAATAACGACCAACAGCAGGAGTGCCTGTGTAAGTTAATCCTGTACCTGCCCATGTAGGTGTGTATTGAATAACAGGAACGCCAAGATTATCGTCAGCGATAACTACCCATTCTGTACCGTTCCAGTATTTCAACTGTTCGTTATAGGTATCGTAGAAAGCATCGCCCGTGTTTGGATTGGTTGGCGTGCTTGTATTGAAATCTACATTCGGAAAGTTAAATCGGAAAGCAGTTTCAAGAGCGCGAATACGGCGGTCTAAATCCCAAAACATTTCAGACACAGTAGGTGGCAGATTGATAAAAGGCATCTTGCTCCTAGTTGATAGTTGGCGGTGTTAGCGTAAGTGTAACGCGTTCAGGACCATCTTCTCCTGGTTCTACGCTAATTGCCACAATGCGATAAACCTCAACCAAGCCATAGCCACTCCCGTTATTTGGAAAGCGGTCATCTGTAATTCTAAGCAAACACTCGTCACCTGTTTTGTATGAACCAAGTACGGGTTCTACATAAGCAGGAATAACTATCTTTGGCGTTACTACCGCTACTTGACGAGCAGTAACTTCGCCAAGTGTTTGTTGATATAGAAGCGTAGGGTCATACTGGTCGGTATAAGAAACTGTATCTTCTAGTAATGGCCAACCAGCCGCGATTTGGTCAGTTGGACTAACAGCCGTAGCGCGAATCTTGGCTTCGTTGGAATTAGGACCAATTCCGTACATTGTATTGGCGGTCTGCGCGCCGTCATCAGGCCATTCATAAGTCACGATATTTCCGGGAAATTCAAAGACAAGAGCATCAGCGTTATTTGCATTGTATTGAATACCGCGCTGAGGATAATCTGTGCGAAGGTATTTGCGTGGCTCTAAGTTCGCGTCATAGGCAACATCTATATTGACATCAAAACCATCTTGTTGATTTGATAAGTCTTTAATCGCGCCCGATACATCTTTGAATTCATAGTCAAAATACACACGCGTTACATCTACGCCCGATAGATTGCTAGGTACTACTACGCCAATATCGCCACCTGTAACGCTTTGTGCCAGCGTAATTAAATCCTGAGCAACAAATAACTGGTCTTGATTTTCATAGACCAAAGTATCTACGATGCGTCTGCGCTCAAAATAAGACATGAACTCACGCGCTTGAAATGTAAAATGCTGACTATCGCTATCCCATGTGCGTAGCCAAATAACGCCACCCCATATAAG